TCGCCGATAGACTTGGAGAATACAAACATTCAGTGCTCCTTATTTGAACACAACGCGAATCAGATCGCCCGCCACCGCAGTGACTGCTTTATCTTCTTCGACATAAGCGAATACGGCGGCATCATCTGCAACCGCAGTGATCTGACCGTTGGCTACTGCAACCGGCTGGCCTTTGGTGTAGGTGCCCGCTGCCGCCCGCACGTTTAGGAACATGCCAGGTAGCGGATGAATACCAACAACCAATTCATTAGCTGGGATTGCGTCATCAACACTCAGGCAGCGCAAGTAGTCTTTGTTTGCCACATACTTGATGGCGGATTCTGCCCCGGCCACAGAGGCCGTGAACTTGTCAGCAGCACTGAAGAAGCCAACAGTACCAGGCAGAGTCGATGCTGCTGCCCCGCCTTCACGGTTAAGTAGCGGATTAGGGAACACGCCGCCGGCGTGGATAATATGCTTTCCGTCTTTAGCCATTTTTTACTCCGGCATTTCGCTGACTGATTGGGTGTTAGTAGCCTGGTTGCGGAATGCACCGTTCAGACCAAAAGATGTCTGGCACTTGGCATACATGGCGTCGAGCGCCTTACCGTCCAGATCTGCGACTTCTTCATCGCTCATGTTCATCGCCAGCTTCACAGCCGCGCGCTTTTCGCCCTTCTCTTTGTCAGAGTTGGCATTGAGCTGGCTGTTAATGGCGGTAACTTGCTCAGTGAGGAGTTTTGCCCAGGCCGGCACGTCTTCGCTGTTGGTGGCTTGCTCTTTAGCCTTCTTGTCATCCGCTTCTTTCTTCTCGCGGGCGGCCTTTTCTTGAGGCGTTTCTGTTTTAGCTGCCTTTTCGGCGGCCATCTGGTTGTATGCGTCCATCAGCTCGGCATCGGACTTGCCTTCAGTCGGCTTACCAGCGGCTTGTAGCGCATTGATAATCAGTTCTTTCATCGGATCGTTCTCTCCGTTGGTTTTAATCTCGTACTCAGGTTGTTTGCGCACGACTTCTACAGGTTCGCCGACGAATTGGGCCTTGCCGTCATCGTCGATGATGTACTTCTGTTTGAAATAACGGGAATCATCCCGGTATACGAAGGTGTCAGGCCATACCGACTCTGGCCAAAGCCAGTTGTCATCAGATCGACCCTCTCGCAGCTTTTCACTAATTGCGCGCTGGATGTCGTCGAAGGAAAAGTTGGAGGCGTTGGTGAAGAAAAATTTGGTTTTGTTGAGCAGGCCGTCGCGAGTGCAGTCGATACCATCAGCCAGGCGGGCAACTTCGAGCTGCTGCTCATTGCCTTCAGAGTTAACGAAGATGCCAACGCCCTCCTCCGGCGTTCCGGCACCTGGCTCATCAAGCAGCACAGCCACATGGTCAAACATCATGTTGGTGGCGATTTCGTTGTACTTTTTGCCCTTTGACTCACCGTTGGCAGCGATACCGGAATACAGCAGGCCGGTGGAGATGTGGATCGGGTCGGAGTTGGTACCAGCCAGCATCTCATCCAGGCGGTTAATCAGGCGCTTGCCCTTGTCGCTGGATTCGGCGTACTGGCGGTTAACGTACATGTCGCCGGTCACCTTCCCGTCTTTATGGCTGACGTTCTGTAGCCAGGCGCCGACGTGGTACTCGTTCACCGCCCGGACATCGCGCGCCGACACATGCTTGCCGTCCACTTTCGGGTGGCCCAGCGGCATCGGGTTACGCTCGAGCGTGTTGTAGGCCTTTTCGATTTCTGCTGCCGGGTACAACTTCCGGTTCATCACGATATCGTCCACGACAGGCGTGATGCCGCGAACCACGATATGTGGCTTGCCGTCGATGGTTTCAGTGGTGATGTTTGAAGCGGAGTTGACGACGGTCAGCACGTTAACGCGGTTGCGTTTCATGCTGGGTCCTCATTGGTGGATTTCAGGCAATAAAAAAGGCCGCCGGAGCGACCTTTATTAAATGTGAATATTATTTATTTTCTACGGCTTTTTGGATTGCTGACGCAAGACTTTCTATTTGTCCCGAGACAGCCTCAAGATGCTCGCCTGTGCGGCAATATACAGAGGCTGTTGGCGCAACTACGGATGCCTTTGCAATTTCCAAAGCTGCCCTGACCGCTATTAAGCGGTTCATCTTGGTCGTTGCCTCATCATTGTCATAAATATTATAACCTTCGAGCATTTTCCCTTCCTCATCGTTTGGCAAAAGTCGAGATTATCAACACCCGCTCACTAAATCATTGATCAAGTCGCAAATATTCTACAAAGATTTTGACCAATTTTTGCGCTCTGTAGCCAACTTATCAGATAGCCCTTCGTTGAATATGCTGCCGTCATCGTTAAGCAGCACCGGAATCTGGCTGCAATAACAGTTGTAACGGTTGCCGTTTTCAGCGTAGAAGTCCCGCACCTCTTCGGTGGTGTAGACCTTGCCGTGTCGGCTAGCGTGCCAGGTGCGTGTCGTAGGCTTGAGCGCTGATAGCCACATCAGGCCGGTATTCAGACCAAGCCGGTCAGCGGCCCAGTCCGTTTCATTCCATTGTGCCTGCCGCAGCGCGCCGACCTGCTCAGTCTGAGCGATGTTCTTCGCCTTCGACATCGACACATCGAGGCGCTTGCTGATGACGCTGGCCGTCTCGCGAGGATTCACCCCGCGCGCTACCGCATCGGTGATGATGTTGGTCAAATCGCCACGGGCGGTGTCGCTGATGACCTTCCAGTCACTGAACGTTGTCAGCCTGGCCGCCGCCACCTGATTAAGGTATCCCGGGGTGCTTAAAAGCTGCTGTAGCGTAGTCTGACTGGCATACACCTGCGACTGGACCGAAAGGTTGGTGAAGGCGTTTAGCGTGCCGCGGTCATATTCCGCAATGACGTAGTCCATCGCCCATAGGTTCTGGCTGCCGCCTTCAAGAAGCTCATCATCCAGAATCGACTGCACCACCTGGAGCAGATCGGCCAATTCAGCAGCTGTCATGTCATAGACGAACTTACCGGCATTGACCTGATACAGCGAAGGTTCTGCGCCCTCGTTGTTGCACATCATCCAGGACTGCTGTGCGTTCGCCTCACGCCGCTGTCCGGTCAGCCGCAGCTCAAACAGAGCCTTAAGCCTGCGCTTGATGTTTAGATACCGATCTTCGATATCGTTGAACATCCGACTGACCTGCCGCGATGATTGCGTCGGGTCAGCTTTATTGCGCGGTACGATTGGCGTCCCGATTCTGGTTTGCGCTGTCATCATCATCTGTCAGCGGATCCTTATCGGTTTGCTTTTTATCAGGGTTAGGTGGCTGAACGGCCTTGCGAGGCTCCAGTTCACCAACTGCGCGAATTTCGTTTTCATCCACCGCCGGTGTGCCGTATGCCTGCTGGGTATCCTTCGCCACGACAGCCATTGCCTGCATGTTGGCTATCTTCTCTTTTTCGCTCGGTGCGAGCAGATCAGACCATGCCAACGTGACCTCTCCGGATGATGGCGGTTCAATAACACCAACGGTCCAGAAGCGCTCAAGCACGCTCTCAATCACCGTTGACTGGAATCCCCAGCGGCGGCCGTTGCAGCGCTTCGCCCAGTCTGTTTTGTCCTCATCGGATGCAAGGCGTCCCGTCTGTTGACCAAACAGTATGGTGAACGGGCACTGAATCGAGGATGCAAACTCGTTGGCGGCCACCGTCCATGTAGGGGATGGATCGGCGGCTGCTACGGAAAGCACCGACGGCGTGCCGGCCTGCATTACCAGGGCAGCATCTGTGCCACGGTTCATCTTGGCAACTTTGTCGTTGAGCGCTTCGCCCAGGTCTTTGTAGCCAGATTCTGTGGCTTGCTTTGACAGGTTCGCAATGTTGGTTTCTTTGTCGAACGCAATCCCGAGCTGGCGACTGGCATTCTTCAGGAACCCTTCAGCACTACCACCCGATACCTTTTCGAGGTCGAGCAGTTTGTTGTAGCCCGCACGCAGGAAAGGCACGCCAGAGAGCATGCTCTCGTCTTCAGAGCCTTCGCAGAGAATGATGATTCGCTCGGGGTGTACGGTAACGCCGCGCACCGGGCCATACGTGCCATCATCACCAACTGGCTGCTCGTTGAAGTTGTACGAAACTGGCTGGCCGTACGTTTCTGAAAGCGTGTCGGTATCGAAGTTGCCTGGCTTGACCTGCGATTCCCACGCGGGGATCAGCTTAACAATGGCCTTGTCTTTCAGCCTTGTCACCACCGACCTGTCTACCGGTTCACTCCATTCCCTGCCGTCGCGGAACTGAATGAGCAATGCCGAGTACCGACCGACAAGGTTACGGCGATCCGCATCCTTAATTTTCGGCCAATGCTTCTTCAGCAGCTTAGTGGCTGACTTCTCCCAGTCCGTTGTCTCGGTCGACTCCTTGCCGCCGTCGCCGTCGATGATCGTCGGGTTATCAACCCAGCACGAATCAAGAAGCTTATGGACTGCGGCAAACGCCACCGCGTTGCGCTCGTAGGCCCGGTAGTAGCGGTCGAACTCGAGGCTGTTGGGGTAGCCGAACTCATCCCACAACTTCGTGCGTTTGGTGTTTCCCGGCTGGCCTGCGTACAGCATGCGCTGCCGCCCGATAGCATCAGCAAGGGCATTAACGAGGAATGAAACCTCGCCTTGTTGTTCACTCACTGATGAGCTCCTTAGAAGAATACTGCGCCGACCTGCTTGTGGTTGTTCTTCGCTACCGCAAAGTAACGGAAGCCGTCAGCACCGTGTGATGTGAAGTCATGAAGCGGTTTGTCTTTCCAGCAACCGCGCTTGTCGTCCCACTCCTTGCGGTAGCCTTCGAGGTGAGATATGCCCTCGGCACATTTCTCCTCATCGAAGACGCAGGATGGGAGAATTTCACGCACCGACTCAATGCCGGTATCGACACCCGTTTTCGGAACAACATTGAACGTCATCGAGTACACCTGGCCGTCAATTTCATAGCCTTCCTGAGCAAGTTCTTTGCGCGATTTAGCATCAGCGCCGAACTCGCGGTTTTCGATGTCGTGCGGGCCCCAGTGCTCGCCATACTCATAGCCGCGGTCTTTCAGTACCTTCATGTAGTGCCTCAACCCCTCGCCGGAGTTTTCGTAGTAGTCGATGATGTGGAACTCATTGCCTACCTCGCGAACGAACCAGATGGCCGTGGAGTCGCCCACGCCGATATCCCAGAACGTATGAACTGGCAGATGTGAGTTATCCGGGATTTGCCCGATCCGCTTGTTGGTATAGAGCCAGCGGAACTGTTTGGCGTAATACGCGCCCTCGACCGACTGCTGGAACGCCTCGGCCGGAATGGTCGGGTATTCGCGCTTCATGTCATCGCCGAGCGTTTTCTCTTTGGCGTAGTACCAGGCTTTCTGGCGGTCGTTAACGACTACGCCGTGCTTCGCCTCCATCTCAGCGAAGTAATCAACCAGGCGTTGCGGTAGCGGCTCTACCGGGTCGATGGCGTACTGAGGATTCTTCCACCAGGAGAAGAAAAAGAACTTCCAGTCCAGGGCGGATAATGGCTTGCACTGCAGTAACGCTTTCTCTGCCGTCTGGCAGTAATCGAAGAAGTAACCCGCCCGGCCCTCTGCTGTGCTCTCGATAGTAGCGAAGCATCCGGTAGATACCGCCTCAAACGCACCAGTGACGATCTCACGGGCTTTGTCCGGATACTTGGCGCATATCTTTCCGAACTCGGAGACGTGCAGGTATCGCAGCGTTCCGCCACGAAATGACGTGCTTACGTAGAGCGATCCGCCCTTCTTGAACACGAGCTCACCGGAAGAGTCATTGCTCGCCGGGTTGGCCGCCTTTATCTCTGCGGGCAGCTTGTCGTATGCGTACTTCACCTTTTCTCGGAACAGGCGCTTTGCGTCATTCAGCGTGTGGGCAATAAGAGCGCACTTCGCCGACTCGAACAGAGCCGCGTCGAGCTGGATGATGCACACCTCGGTTGTGAACCCGAGCTGGCGAGCTTTCAGAATGATGTTGCGGGTGTGGATCCCCTCGAAGTATTCCCGCTGCTCAGGTGTCATCCTGAAGCGTGTGGGCTTACCCTCTTTGTCGGTGATCCAGTAAAGATTGTTAAGCCGCCAGTCTTTATTGGAAAGCAGCTTGATGTGCTCAGGTTTCATTACGCCCCCTGAGACAGTAAATCCATCAGGTCAGAAAGTTGCTTAACAGAGTTGTCGCCTTCAGGCCCATCTATGTCGTAGGCCTGTCGCTCAAGCCCGATCAGATTCTTCAGCGCGTCGCTCAGTGCCTTAACCGACTTAACGCGCTCCGGCATGCTGATGACCTTGTGGTAAATCTCATTGAGTTTGTCTTGGCCTTTGTCGTCGGGGTCGAACATCAGCTCTCCGAGCTTCTCCAGTGCGGACACGTCTGCGCACTCTGCACCCAACTCATCAAACAGGGCATTAGTTATCTGCCGGGCACGCTTAATGTCACCGCGATGTTCCATACGGACATTGGCGATTACCTCAGCCGTCGCTTCGATGAGTACGCGTTCATTAAAAGTGACTTCACTGCGTACCTGTTTGCGTACCTCAGCTTTGCGTACCAGATCGTCGGCTCGTTCTTTCACCTTCGCATTCAGGTCACGCGACCAGTCATCACGCTTGGCACGCTTACGGATAGCGCCTTCGCTGATACCGTGCTGTGATGCTATTTCTCGGAGGGACATCACTCCGGCCCGGTACGCCGTCTCGATGGCCTCCCAGTCCGGTTTGCTCATTCGTTACTCCGTTATTTGTTCTTCTGGCTGTTCGGTTTGCTCTGCCGGTACTGGCGTGAACTGCACGCGCTTCACATCGGCCGGAGCGAAATACAACCACTCGCCCGTCTCCGTCGCCAGTGGCACAAAGCCGTTAACCAGTTCAGGCTGACGTCGTGACATCTTGCCCGTGTACTCGCCGCCGTCGTTCGTAGTCAATTTGATGATGTAGATGTCGGACATTGAGAGCCTCTTTATCCGTTTGTTGGGGTATTGCCATTACGATGTGCCTACCCAAGGTGATGGCAATAAAAAACCCGACCGAAGCCAGGCTCTTTATTGATTATGTTATGCTTCATAGCAACTTTTAAGGAGGCAGGCTATGCACATAAATACCAAGTACAGACTTGGAGCTCTGCTCTACCTCATGGCGGCATATGCTATCGCCATGCCACTGATGGCTCTGATTTTAGATGTGGTGATTGGCGGTAGCCTTATTGAGATATGGAAAGGTTTATATTCCTTCTCTGACTTACTTAACCACCGCGAGGATCTTTATCTCATGATGGCGGGGCTAGGTGCTGCCATAGGATTTGTCTACTGGCTCTTTTTTTACAGAAAATACCAGCATTACGACCCTATGGATAAATACTTTAAGTAGTTACTGGCATTGCCTGATGATGTATTCCTGCAAATAACCCACCTGCTTCGTCACTGTTTCGATTCGCTCTCTGAGGGTGAAATAATCCCGTTCAGCGGAGTCAGCAAGTCGGGGACTGGAAGCATCGCCCAGGCCGCCGGTGCTGGTCGCTCCGTTCGCGGGACAGTTTGCGTTGAGGTGCAGCCGCTTACGGCCAGCAATGACATCGCTATGCAGGCGCTCAATGGTTTCTTTCGCATCAGCCAGTTCTCCGGTGTATTTGGCATCCAGCGCAGCCACATCTCGCTGTCGGGTCTGCATGTCTTTGATGGTGAAGTTTGCCAGGCTGAGCTTCTCAGTGGCTTTATCGCGCTGGTCTTTGTAGGCGATGGCGTTGTCGCGGTAATGGTTCACAAAGAACGCCAGCACGCCGATTAATGCCAACACCATCAGCTGCAACCAGTAACGCTTAACCAGAGCGCCAATCATGACAGGAACAGAGCCCGCTCTGCCTCCCGGCGACGTGTGAGTCCATTCAGGACTTTGCCGCCAGCTTTATTCCAGCGCAGGAACTCGTCGGCAGCGCCCGCGTAATCACCGATGTTGAGTTTGCGCAGCAGTGTAGATGTCGACAGGGAACGTGCGCCGAGGTTGTACGTGAACGACACCAGAGCATCGAATTGCCCCTGTGTAAGACCGACTTTAACCAGGCGGGACACGTCACTTTCGTAGCTGACCAGCCCTGTTTTCAGCAAACGCTCTGCCGTTTCCTGCTTAATCGTCATTCCGGCGCGGATCGGCTTCCCGTCGACAGGCTGAGTCCATCCGTATCCGATCGTCCACACGCCGACGCTGTCCTGGTACGCGGTGAGCTTGCAGCCTTCGAACTGCTTGATCAGGGCAACGCCTTTATCACTGGTTTGCATTCTTCATCCCCGTAAGGCGCTCCCAGAAGTACGTAAGAGCAACGGAGCCCATCGCCCCGCTGATACCAGACGTAACCAGAATCATGTAAAGGCTAAGCCCGCTTTCAACGCTGATCAGGCCACCAATGAGACCGGTAAATCCGGACACTGCGATCTGCGCCAGTGCGTTGATCCAGCTCCAGGTGGCCTTGTTCTGCTTAACGTCAATAAGGTATCGGACAAGGCCGCCCCAGCATGACAGAGCAAGGACAATCAGCCATGACACTCCGGCAATGCTTTCTTTATCTTGCATACGTTTAGCCATATCACCTCCGAAAGAACGGGGTGCTGTTTGTGTAGTGGGAATGGCCGTCAGACACGATAGCTACGGGGCATCTGGAATTGATTGTCTGCGGCCTGAATAAAAAACCTGGCGACAAGCCAGGAAGATGAGGGTAAGGCAATGTCGGCTCTCTGGCCGAAGGGTCCCAGGTAGTGGGTTCTGTGTGTGGCGATCGGACTCGAACCGATACTCAGGTTCAGCATTAGCATCATGCCTGCCCTGCTGGCTATGCCAGTTGATGCGTTACTCTACCCATTCAACCCGCAAGCGGGAATTAAGTTACACCACAACGGACAGAGCACTGAGCATTTCGTTGACGCTCCATGCTGCTGCGTGGGTTGGGTTATGAGCCCTTCACGCCAATGCTCTTTCCTGTTGTGCAGATACAAAAAAGGCCGCCTGAGCGACCTGTTTGTTGGTTTTCACCTTCACCGCATCATGAGCCCACGTATAAAGCCTTTGAAGCCTTCAGCGTGTCGCCTGTAATGCGATGTGCACTCATCAATGACATCATGAGCTGACACAAAACGAAGTGACTTGCTACCAACCTCTTTGTGCACTTTGTTTATGACGTTAAATATTCGAACACTAAAAGCATCATCCACCTTTCTGATTTCGTAACGATAGGTGATGTTGTTAGTGCCGCCAACGTAAAGCTGGAAGTTCTTCATGATGAGGCCTCTCTGTTTTAACTGGAGGCCACATTTTACATAAGTTAAAAATGATTTTTAACTTTTAAAGACTACTTGGTTTACATAAAGCACAAAAAACAAAGCCCCGCACGATGGCGAGGCTCTTAATTCTTTGTCGACAATCAAAGCTATGGCGACGATATCAGATTTACATGAAATATATGCGTTTCAGTTCGGTTTTGCAAGAGTTGCGTGCGAATTTGTCGCCTTTTGTTGTGAACGTGATCGCGTTACGGATATAAGCGCACCGCTATCGAGCCGCTTAAAGCTGTTACGCATAGCCAACCAGTGAGGCAGATAGGTTTCTGTCCAGGTGGATTTAGCCACACCCAGCAATTCTGCCAGCGCCTGGTATTCGTACGCCTCACGGCCAGCCAACTCAGCCTTAACGTCCTGCGCCGCCAGCCAAATTAGCTTCTTCAGCCGCTCCAGTGTCTTTCCGGCAACCTTCTTAGTTCCGAGCTGCTCCCGAAACTCGGCCCACGCCCACTGGGTTATCGCCACCTGGTACTCGAACCGGATGTTCTCGCTGTAGTTCCAAAGCAGCCACGCTTTCTGATGGTCTTCCAGAGACAGCACGGCGCGGCGCCAGGATGCGGTCACGAACTCCACCGGCCCAACCAGCGCGATGGATGAGCCTTTGGCGCGGGACTGGCTGCCACTCATCGCCGGGCCGTCGGGGTTAACCTTCCGGCCGGTGACCGGGTCGGTTATTTTCTTCCGCCCCCGGCTGCGCGCCGTCACAGTGAATTGTGCGTTTTCGGCGAAGGCTACCAGTTGCCCTTTCGTCGCCCCGCTCAGATCTGCGGTCGCCACAATGAGCTGCTGACGTACGTATTCCAGTTGCTGACTGTTCATGCGGCTTCCTTATGTGGCTGGTTGGTTTTAGTCTGGCTGTGCTTTGCTACTGGTGGCATGCAGGCGCGCTTAACGCTTTCTGCCTGGTACCGGATGATCTGGTCACGTGTCATTCATCTACCCTCTCGTTCTGCCAAAGAGGGAATGGAGATTTATCCCCAGCGCGGCGAATGCGTGACTTGGCGTTCTTCTCAATCTGAATGAGCTTCTCGATATTCTGGCGGCGCTGCTTTTCTTCCCGGCGGAGATATTTGACGTTCTCCATGTAGCGAGACTCCTGGTCGCAGAGCGTCATCAAGAAGTCAAAAGGTTCGATCAACGTTTCGCACTTCCGGCAGCGTAGTGTTCTGTCCTTTTCGTTCACCGAAACAGTGGAGTGCAGACACATAACCTTCTGCCCTTCTCGCTGAATAACCAGCCCGTCCTGTAGGTCGTTGTTCTTCGTCGGGAACGCGACAACCTTGCCCAGTTCAATTTCGGTTTCTGTGCTCATGCTGCCTCCTGCTGTTTCAGTGCGCGAAGGTCTGCTCTGGCCTTGGCGCGGATGCCGTCCAGCTCTTCACGGGTGTATCGGTGGGTTTTGTTGTTGGATTCCAGCGCCAGCACGCGCTCTTCGCCGATCAGTTCGACCAAGGCGGCGCGGTACGCCTCGATGTTCCCGGATTTGTGGACGTTGCAGGCGGAGCATTGGAGCCAGATATTGTCCGGGTTAAAGCGAAGCTGTGGTGCGGCGGCCGTGGTGCGGTAATGCCCGGCATGCCAGGCAAACGCGGTCTTGGTTCCGCAGGAGATACAGCCGTGCCCGGCGGACAGCAGCATTTCACGCCGCCAGTCGTTGAACGCTCGCTGAGTCATCTGCACCCAGTGACGGATCGGCTTCAGCTCATTGCGACGTGCAGAGCGCCGTTGGCGACCTGCCTTCTCGGCTTCCTTCTGCTCCTTAATGCGCTTAGCAGCGGCTTTCACCTTCTCCTTTTGACGTTCTTCCATCGCGAGAATTGCGCCATGCTCCGGGCAGCACCAGCGGATCCGAATATCGTGGAATTTCGGCACGAAGTATTCACCGCACACTTTGCACTTACGGCGGGATGGTTTACGCATGGTTCCTCCGTGCCGCGAGACGCAGCCATTTCTGATCCACCAGGCGGGCGGTGTAGTCTTTCATTGTCGGGATGTCGGACGGCTTAACCACGGCCTTGCGCTTGCGGCGCGCCGGAACGCGGAAGATTTCGTTCGTGATGACGCGGGAAAGTGGGCTACTCATTGCGCTCACCCCAGCGTTTTGCCCATTCAATTTCAAGGCGTGATTTTTCGCTGAACTTGACGTTATGCTGAGTTCCGAACCAGTAGATAGCCTCAATGACTTCTACCATCTGGCGGACAGTCATCTTACTGGTGCGCTGGCCGAACATCACAACGCCACCATCAAGGCCGGGTGCCATACGCTGCTCTTGCTTTTTGGACTTGGCGACCATAGCGGTGATCAGGTCTTTCCAGTCATCAGAGTCGTACTTATTGCCAAACCACGTAACCTGGTCGGAGAGGTCTTTAAGAAGCGGCCACATTTTTTTGTTCTGATCGAGGGTGCGGGTCATCTCCTTGATGTCGAGAACTAACGGGCGCTTGGCGTCCACCGGAAGCTCCCGGATGAAGTTGATAGCGTTTTGCTTGATGGCGTCGTTGACGAGGTGGAATTGCTGCCTCATGCGCCACCTCCGGGAGGTAACGCAGAATGCAGAAAATCGCAGGTGCCGCTAAGCATCTGTGACAGGTGAAGAGTTTCAGATTGTGGTCGCATTTAAGTCCCCTTAAATGCGCAGAAGTCACCGGAGTTGTTCAGGCTCCGATGACTAAATTATGGCGGGTTGATTATTGGAAATCAATATACGGCTTTTGTTTGGTCTTGAATTCCATTCAGCTTACAATAAATTTCATATGGCTTTTCGCTAACTACTGTTTTGAACCCATCGACCAACGTTATTAGAGTGCCTTCTTCTTTTCCTAAGAATCTAGAAATGTTATCTCCGTTAATGTAAATATCCCGCTCAGACACCTGGATGAGGGATCCATGCTTATCTGACACCATCGTTGCCTTCAGTCTTATAATCACAAAAATCTCCTATTCTTGAATGATGTACTTTTTTCAGTCTTTCGCTTATTGAGTAGATTAATTTATCACTTTGCATAACACTTAACATCACCACGTCGAATGGGTTAGGCATTACGACCTCTGCATGCACTGAAAACAAAAGCAGATATTGCCAAATCCTGAATTGCTGTTATCGCAAGCATCCAGCCATAGATACTTTCATTGAAATGCCACGCCAGAGCTGAAATCACGGATTCACCTCCCGCCTAATTCCAGAATTAATGAAGTCGCGGTCGTTCATATCCCATACACTCACGCTGGCCGGGAGTTGCTCGGGGATGTTTTCACATCCGTAAAATATCCAGCATTCCCCCAGGGGCTGTGGAACAACTGCGCGATACGTAATATTTAGCTCTTTGATAACGTTCATCGCATGTTTGTGTCCGTCTTTGTGCATGTCAGCATAACTTACAATTATTTTTTTCATTTCACCTCCTGCGGTGCTGCTGCAAGCATGGCGCGATACATACCAGATATGAGCATTCCAGTTGAGGCAGCATTCGCACCGGCCTTAATCATATCTAAAGTCGGCTCAACTGGCGCCAGGGCGTAACCATCAGGAATCACCGGAGAGTTGCCATCCGCACCCTGAAGCATGGCGGCGCGGCGGTTCATACCATCCAATGCAATGCGCATAGCCTGAATCCCTGCCGAACCATCAGGGTAAATCCCGTAACGCTCGAATATGTCGATGTGGTTACGCATGAACGTAGGTGTAAGCTCTTTGTAGGCATGAGCAAGCGGAACAGAAACATCATCAGGCACAGATACCAGCGCCGGGGCAGTGTTTGTGCTCTTAAGGAAGTTAATACTCTTTAAAGTGTCATCCTCAAGCGTCGAACCGGTGTAGCCATTGGAGCAAGTTTCAGCGCGTTTATGGTGATACCTTAATGCAGCAATGCATTTTCTTATCCCGTCACAGCGCGTTTCCTCTAGCTCTTCTGGTATTGATTCCTCCGCTTCGAGCGCTCCCAAGGCCATTTTCATCGCCGCCAGCGCCATGGCCGCATCTTCGTTTACTGCGCCGGGCGTCGCATCTCGCTCCTCTTCAAGCTCCGCGATTGTCTTCAGGAGCCATTCTTTTGTAAGGGTAATCATGATGCTTCTCCTTCCTGATAATTCCCGTACCACCAACCATCAGCTCTCCTTTCCAGCTCGATGAATGTTTTTCCCAGTCCTGAAGGTATAACCGCATCTCCTAACTTCTTAGTTACTGAGAAAGTTCCCCCACTTACACCTGACATCTTTGCCCCCTTCTCATCGGGAGTTGGTTTTACTCTGATCTGCCTAGTATCCTCATCAATCTCAACAAAAATAAATCGATTGTTCTCCCGGATATCCACGCCGACATAGCACTGAACAGAGCCTGACTTTGAATATTTAACAGAGATACCAGCAGTATCACGCTTGCGACCTCTGCCACCAGTTACGATCGATACAAAAGCCATGTCACTCTCCTTTCCCGGCTGCGGCTGCAAGTTTCTCTTCAGTCTCTTTGAGTCTCTCAAGGCGAATAACCATGCCATGAATAACCACCGGAACCTGGTCATCAACGAGGTCGCAAGGTACTTTCAGAGCGCGTTTCCACTCGCGCATTAGGGCGTTGCGCTGTTCGGCAACAGCAACAATGGCTTCAAGTCGATTGATTCTGTTGTCTTTGGCTTCCAGCTCATCCAGCAGCGCCAGGACGGTGGCGGGGTTTGCTGCGGCGATAAGCTCTATCTTTGACTTGTGGACAGTGCAAAGTTGACGCCCTGTTTCAAACCATTCACTACCGTATTTCTGGATAACGCTATCCGCAGCTTCACGCAATGCGCGTTTGTCGATATTGTTCATGACTCCTCTCCTTTGCGAAGCTGGTCGGCAAAGTCACCGCAGATTGTTGCTGCTGCATCAAGACCAACTTGTTCGTCCTGATAGCAATTAACAATTGCGTTGCTAATTTTCAGGCAAACTTCATCTACCGCACCTGCCCGCACTTCAGCCAGGAAAGCGTCGGTGGCCTGTGTTTCGCAGTCGAGCACATACTGGAATTCATGAAGCGTCTGACCATCGATAAAATCCCTGATCGCCGGGTCGATCAGTTTATTGAACTTTGCGTAAACGGCGCACGCTTCACCGAGAAGCTCGCGGCCCTTTGACTTCAGCCCCGCATTCTCCGCAGCCAGCGCCGAGAATGTGGTTTCTACTACGTTAAGCAGAGCCGTAACTTCTTCTGGCGACATGTGCTCACCACATTCGGCATTCACCCTGGCGTTTTTAATCAGATCTTCGTATTTGTTGCTCATGCCCCTACCCTCCCCCAAACCATCAATACCCGCTTCATCGCCGCGCTGTTCCGGCACTCCTGGCAGATCACGTTCGTCTCTGTACGCTGCACCAGCTTCGAATTTCCCTTCGGCATAGCCGGGATTGTTTCTGGTGCGTATTTCATGCCGTAATCGGTCAGCCGATAAAGCCGCTGGCCGTGCTTGCCTTCGAACTCGATCAGGCCGTCTGCAAACAACGTGCTTAGCGGGCCGGAAATCTTTTTGGTGGTCATGCCGATCATGCTGGCAATACGCCCACTGTTCAGGCCCGGGTTATTACGCAGGGCTGCAAGAATCTGCCCACGAATTGTTATGGTCATCAGAACCCCCCTTTCTTTTTCGGCTGCTGCTCACGCCCGCGGCGTTCTGCGGCGGCGGACTGCTGGTCTGTGTCGTAAATTGCACCGTTGATCTGATTGCAATAAACCGTACCGGTACTGCCGTGGCGGTTGAGTCGCAGGATTAACTCGGTTTCTCCAGGCGGCACGCTGTCATCGAAAGCACCTTCCCGGTGGATGCCAACCCAGTAGTCGCAGTCCTGCTCAATCTGTCCTGTGTCGCGGGAATCGCTCGGCAACGGGCGTTTATTCACTCGCTTCTCCAGTTCGCGGTTGAGCTGGGTCAGCAGCACGACGACGCAGCCAAGCTCTTTGGCGAGGTTCTTCAGACCTTTGGTGATCATCCCGTAGGCCAGGTCATTACGGTCGGCTTTTTCAGCGGTCATCAACGTCAGGTAGTCAACCAGAATCATTCCTACGCAGCCCTTCTCGCGCTTGATTCGGCGGCTTTCGCTAACGATGTGCGCCAGTGACAGGCCAGGAGTATCGTCGATGTACAGCATGTCGATTTCACTCAATCGCCCGGCTGTGGCGATCGCCTTCTTAAAGTCGCCGTCGTAATCGCCCTGGTACTGGTCATCGGCGTCATCCGTGGCTGGCATGTAAAAAATGCTCGGGTTTACGCCGGACTTCTGCCCAACAAGCTTTTCAAGGATCTGGTCTCCAGGCATTTCAAGGCTGAACATCAGGGCTGGCTTTTTCTCACGAACCGCGCAGTTGATCGCCATCTGCCCGTACAGGGTTGTCTTGCCCATCTTTGGCCTTGCGCCAATCACGAACAGAGAGCCTTTAACCAGACCTTTCGGCGCCAGCAGCCGGTCGAGTGACGGGATACCGGTACTCATGCCGCGCTGTTCGCCTGAAGGGTCAAATCGCTTCTCCAGATCCGCTACCCAGTCATCCATAACCTCGCCGAACGACCGCAACCCACGGCGGCTGCTGGTTTTTGAATGGTCTGCGAGCTGGGTGAAAATACCCTGAATGGCCTCGTACTTCTGCGTAGCGCTCATGCCGTTTCGGGAATACAGCAGCTCAGTAGCTTCGGTCAGGCGGTTGATACCGTAGCGCTCCATTGCGGCTTCCCTGACTGACGCAGCGTATGCCACGATGTTTGCAGCGCTTGGAGTGTTCTTGGCGATCTCCGCCAGGTAAGCAAAGCCACCTACCTGCTCCGCAAGGCCTTTGCCCTCAAGGGCGTCGAACAATGTCAGACCATCGACTGGCTTGTTGTCGCGGAACATCTGGCGCATCTCGGCAAAGATCAGCTGGTGAGGTCGACTGTAGAACGACTCAGGCTTGAGCATCGCCAGAACCTTCTGGACTCGCTCGCTGTTGTCATCATCCAGCAGCAGGCCACCGATAACGCTCTGCTCTGCTTCGAGGTTTTGTGGTACAGCAATGAATTCAGCGGTCATCACGATCCCCCTCGCGCACTTCGATGTAGAGCTTTTCGGTCAGGAACTTATCGAATTTCATGCGGCGCCAGGTCTTCCCGGATTTCTGGTCTGGTCTGTCTTCAAGCATCCAGCGGCAGTTCTGAGCGATGTAGCGCAGATAACTTCTGAAACCGTCCATATCCATCGGCTTGCCGTCCAGGTTGCGGGCAATCTTGTTAGCCTTACCCCAGAAGGTGCGGATGAGATTGCGTCGCTCATCAGTTAGGCATCTCCATCCCCGAGCTTCAGGCAGTTCGTCTTTCAGGCATTGCCATACTTCATCGCATGACAAACGGGACTTTTTCTCTTCAGCGGGTTTCTGGTCATTTGCGACATACTTACTACCGTTAGGTAGTAAGTTATTTAATATATTGTTATCTGTGGACACTGGCTGGACATCGGCTGGACACACATCCTCCACAGGCATTGGTACTACTGCGTTTGCGCTGGACACTGGCTGGACATCGGCTGGACAAAAATTTGACTGATATTCGTCATATTTGACCACTTTTAGAACAGTAAAACGGTTGTTTGATTTGGTGGTGATCATGCCCAGATTCTGGAATTTACGGAGCAGTGATTTAACGCGATCAGCGGTCAAACCCGTTTCCATTGCCAGCGTGTTTCGCCCGGTAATGAACTCTCCGCGTTCGCAGATCACATCGCCGACATCAGTCGATACCAGTGTCTGTTCGTGATTAGCGCGCAGGAGCAGGTGAACCCATAAATGAGCCGCCTCAGCGTCCTTGTAGAACGGCACATCCATAATTTTACGGTGCAGCAAGGCAAACCCCTTACCGTCATTCGTGCGCGGTTTCTGGAGCCTTCTGGCCTCTCTGGCTTCGGCTAAATTAGATACGTTACCCACGGCCACTCTCCTTACGTTTCAGTTCTTCAAGAATGGCGCGCATCTTCTCTGCCACAATCGGGTTAACCGAGCGGATGAAGCGGTCGCGGGTTATGTTTTTATGTACAGCGGTATGGTAATAGCGTGGATTTTTTGCCATTATTCCTCCTGCAATGAGTGCACACGATTTGCATTTGAAGGCCAGTTCTGTTGACGCAGACTGGCTTTCGCCGTTTTTGATACTTCCCATCACATAACCCCCAACATCGAAGTGACCATGGCCATCAGCGGCGCGGTCAGGTCCGGGTCGACACGGAACATCTCTACAATCCCCTCACTGAGTTCCTTGAGCTTCTGGTGACGCGGGGCGTTCATAGCAACGGCCACTTTCGCCTCGCTCGTTTCCTTCTCAAGTCGAGCTAAGCGGGACATGAAACTGTCTTCTGGAAGAAGGCGGTGGCGGTACTCCAGAGGCAGGACAGCCATGATTGCGGGTGTCAGCTGGCGCACGTTCTCGCGGTACTGTTCTGAGTCGAAACGGTTGTCCAGAAAGCGGAACAGCTTCTGGCGCGCCCGGCTAATATCTTCCGGAAAGCTGATGGCGGTGCCGCCCTGCTCCCGGTATTCGTTGATGATCAGCGCCGAAACGACGTCCTGATTGTCCAGCGCCGACGACCATGCCCGGACAGCATCGCGGATCTTTTCGTGGTCTGGCGCCGCTTTAGCTTGAGCGCGGTTTATCATCGCTCCCGGGTGTATTCCGGTATTGTGTTGATACGCAAGTGAATGCATTGCTTTCCCTTTCGTGGTTAGGGCCGCCTTTAAGCGGCATGGTTGTCAGGGTGTGGAAAGATGGACGGCAGGTCCGGGCGGAATTCGTGAGCCTGGATTTCACCACCAACCGCTTTCACCAGTTCAGGAACGTGAACCGGGGAGATGCGTTTCTTTCCGTTAAGCCAGTCACAGATAGTGGACTGGGCTTTGCCGCAACGTTTTGCCAGTTCTTTCTGGCTGCCAGCGATGGCGATCGCTTTCTCTACTGCGGAGTTCTTCTCTACTGTTGGGGTCTTCATAATCACCTCAGCTATCAGTTTAAAGCGATTATGATTATCACTTTAGCGAATGTCAATCGCATAGGCGATTTTTTGCCAAATAATCGCTTGAGCGATAGAGTTAAAGGAGTCATTAACAGAGGTGAATATGGGATTCTCGGAGCGCTTAGCGCAGGCAATGGAAAACGCTGGATATACACAGGGTCGATTAGCTAAAGAGGTCGACATGGCTCAGTCCAGTGTAAATAAGTTACTAAAGAATGCTAAAGGCTCTCGAAAAACCGTTGAGATTGCCTCTGTGCTTGGCGTTCGCCCTGAATGGCTTTCTACTGGTGAGGGGGAAATGGCTGCCGGTGGCGCCCGTGAGCCAACTGCGCTATACCAGGTTAAGCCTTCACTGAATGGGATTTATCGCGTGGATGTACTCGACGTTAAAGCCAGTGCTGGGCCAGGCACACTGGTAACCAGCGATTTCATTGAAACTATTCGTGCCATCGAATACACAACTGAACAGGCGCGCGCTTTATTTGGCAACCGGCCAGCTACCCACGTTAAAGTCATTACCGTCAATGGCGACAGTATGGATGGGACGATTTCGCCAGGCGATCAGATCTTCGTTGATACCGGCGTTACACATTTTGACGGTGACGGGGTTTATGTCTTTGTCTTCGGCAAAACCCTCCATGTTAAGCGTCTTCAGATGCAGCGAGACAGGCTGGCAGTAATATCCGATAACCCGATTTACGAAAAATGGTACGTCGAGCCTGAAGATGAGGACGCGTTCTACGTCATGGCTAAAGTACTGCTGAGACAGTCAGTCGATTATAAAAGATTCGCATAACAAAATTTACACAGTAATTACTCTGGGATGGGAAGATAAAAAAATTAGCAGCTGTAGTTATCGCCTCTGCATTGCTCAGCGCGTGTGCGCAACCACCTTATGCCCGTATTGCTTCTGATTACGATCAGAAGATGGCTGAGGCTAAAAAACATGATGCCGAGTTTGCCGAGAAGGTGAGAAATATCAATCTTGAAACAGCCGATGTCGGTGAAAAGCCAAAGAACTATAAAGAGCTGGTTCAGGCAACAATCAAGGATGCCTTAAAGGATCCTGATTCCGCGAAATTCAGCGACTTCTCTCCACTCCGCAAAGAGGTTATGGTTGAGAACAGGAACTTTGTTTACGGTTACTCGACGTGTGTTTTCGTGAACGCAAAAAATTCTTATGGCGGATACACAGGTAAGCAACTTTACTGGGCCTTTATCCGCAACGGACAGGTTCTTAGGTTTAAGAATACCAATGACGAGTACGGAGACTTGATCTTCGTAGGCAGAAAAGTTAACTGCAACTGATTAACCAACCGGCGAAAGCCGGTTTTTTTATACCTCCATCTACTACCTTCAATTCTCTCCAATCAAACCGCCTTCAACATCACTTTTTTCTATTTCGTTTAAAAAAAATATCGCTTTAACATTCAATGAATTATCACTTTAACGATGATAAATATCGTTTTGGCGATTGACTGAAATAATCGCTTTAGCTATTGTTAGCCCATCGAAACGAAACATCGACAGCTGAGCGAAGTTAGCCAGCGGCGAAGTGGAGTTAGAGGACCGCTTAGAGCCGCCACTTGAATTTCAGCAGGTGCCGGGGAGTGCGAGGGGTGTAACGGGCAATG